AAGCAGTCTCAGCAATCCCGGACAGCGTCAGCACTTTCGGCGCCGCTTCCTCGGCCGCCTTTGCATATCCGGTTATACTCGCTTCGGCGGCAAGCGATGCTTCATCGATTCCCATAAGCGCGAGAACATGTTCTTCTTCGATCTCCGTGCTTCGCTCTTCGGCTGCTCGCATTCGCTCGAGTGATGTTTCATATTCGTTTATTTGATCGATAAGCGATTTGACTGAATCGTCCTGGAGCTTGAAATAGTTCGCCGGGTTTTCTATTTCATCAGGATCGATTGAAAGCAATCCAACAAGTGTTTCCTTGAGCTCAGAGATCTTCTGTTCATAGATCTCGGTCGGATCGAAGTACTCGCCGAGCGCCATTGATACGGATTGATTCGCTTTGAGCTCTCGATCAAATCCACTCAAATATTGAGCAGCAAGCTCCGCTCCGGACATCTCCGAGATGTCTCCGGTAGTTCCGGTAACCTCCGCCCACCAATCGCGCCACGTCTGTTTTGTAGAATCCGTATTCCCGGCGAGATACGTATCGAGCTCTTCGGATACGCTGTCTACGTATGCCCTGATGAACTCGTGAGGACTTTCGATGTTTGCGAGATCATCCGTGCTGAGACTGAAATCCTGCGCGATTTGCGAAAATGCGTCCTCGGTCATTTTCGGCAGATCGGCAAGCATCTGGATTACCTGCTCGCGTGTTATATCGATCTCGGTTCCTGCATCGGCAAATTTTTTCTCGATTCGCCCGATAATGTCTTCGATCGGAGTGTCGCTAATTTCACCAAATCCGGTACGCCATGCGTCGAAAAGCATCCGGACTTCACCCTCGAGAGCGGCAACCGCGTTCGCTGGAATGTCATAAAAGTTTTCAACATCGGCGCCGGCGTTTTCGATATTTCGACGCCGTTGCTGATCGTATTTTGCGGCCGCGACCGTTGCAGCTGCGATCGCTCCGACCACCGCAAGCCACGGGCCGACCATCCCGGCTTTCAACGCGGGACCGAGCCTGGAAATGGCCTTCAATTTGCTGAGTAACGTGATAGATCCCCCGGCTGCCCGCATAATAGGCCCGGCGAATGCCGTCAATCCGGCGCCGGCGAGGATCAACTTTTTCGTGCTGTCGTCGAGCTCGTTAAACTTCTGCAGGAGATCAGTCATGTTCTCGAGAAGATCGTTTGCAATGGGAAGGAGCTCCTCACCGAAATCGGCCGCCGTCAGCTTCAAGTTGTCCAGGGCAGTTGAAAACTTCCCGGAGGTTGTCTGTGACATCTTCTCGAGAAGCCCCGCGAACTTGCCGCCTTCGGTTGTCAGCGATACAAGCGCCTGGCGCACATCGGTGAACGTCACTTGTCCCTGGCTTACCATTTTGAAGAGCTCTTCGGTACTCACGTCGAACTGCTCGGCGAGCTGCTGCATGAGAGGAACGCCCGCCTCGGTGAACATGTTGAGCTCCTCGAGTGTCGCCCGTCCCTTGGCCTGCAGTTTTCCGAAGGCGAGTACCAGCCGGTCGAGCTTGGAGCTTTGTCCCTGGGCGGCATTCCCGAGCATCGTCAATGTTTCGATTACGTTGTCAGCGTCAGTCCCGAATCCCTGAAGCGTAAGCGAAGCGTCGGCGATGTCCTCAAGTTGCAGCGGCGTTCTCGCCGAGAACTCTTTTAGACGCTCGAAGTGTTTCGCTCCCTCTTCGACGTCTCCTATGAGTGTCTCGAACTTTACCCGCTGCTGCTCGATATCCGCAGCGAACTTTAACGACGCCGCGGCCGCCCCGGCGATCGGAAGCGTCAGATACCGCGTCAGCGATCGCCCGTACTTCTGCGCGACCGCCGCGCTACGCTGTAGCTTCGCGTTGGTATCGTCGAGTCCCTTGTTGAGCTTCTTGTAATCGCGCAGCGCATCGTCGAATTCCGATCGAACGATTACGCGTATTTCGTCAGCCGTCACCGCCACCGGTTAACCTCTCGTTTTCCTTCGACAGATAGAAATCATTTTCACGCTCGCATATATCGATCGCCCACATATACAACGGGGTCTCCTGCTTCGGCCCTCGGCCGTGCGGGAGCCCGTATCGTTTCCACCGTATCCATTCGTTCCACGCCGTTACCGTCAGCTCATCGGCGATAAGTGCCGGGATATCACCCCGACGGACCCACTCGTATCCGGTCTCCGTCTGCGAGCTCCAGATTTTCTCGTACTCCTCCGGAGCGAACGTATAGCTCTCGTCGGCAGCCCCACTCAGGAGGAGCTGGACTGCCCTTCGGAGTTTTTTTCGTCGTCGTCCTCGATCCGGTTCGCGCCGAGAAACTTCTGATAGAGCTCGATGGTCAGATCCGACAGCTTCCCGCGAACTTGCTGCATTAACATTTTCCCGTCGGTGATCATCTGGCCGTTATGCTCGAGGTTGTCGATCCGCTTGACGTGATTCCGGATCACCTGAACGGCGTCACCGCCGGAGTATCGTTCCCATTCCTCCTGGGTCGGATACTCAAGATAGCAGAGAACTCTTTCGGTTTCGGGAAGATCCCGATTCCCGTTGAACTTCGGTGTGAACGTCTCGCTCAGTTTGCTCGTTACTTTCATCGGCTTCGCTCCAGGTGATTTCGGCAACGACACGCTTTGTGCCGTGATCGTTGTACGCCTCGAGAATCCGGGCGTTTTCGATGTCCTCTCCGCCGGCGGTCAGCCGGATCTGCGCTTTGGCGGCCGGGTCCTTGCCCGGCTCGATTTTAATTCTCATGCCCCACAGCCTTTACGCGGTGATCGTGCGTTTGTACATGCTCGGCTTTTCGGATCCGACGATCGTGTAGTTCAGATTGAACGGCTGCTTGCCTTCCATCGGCTTGTCGATCGTAAGCGAATCGACGATCGCGGGCATATACTCCATTATTTCCACTTCTCCGACGGTGGTCGTCTCGTTGCGGCCGAGAAAGAAGTGCAGCGTTCCTGTCGTGGTTGGCTCATAGGTGTATGTACCCGCCCCGTCGTCGGAAACGACCCGAAAAAATCGGTTGAGTATGTCGTCAACGTTTGAATCCGGATGGAGGAAATATCCCTCAATCGTTCCGGTAAGCTCGGGCTTGTCGCCTTCCTCGTAGCTCTTTGCGTCGTCGGTCTGGACGGTATCCTCGAATTTCTCCTTTGATCCGCTCTGAGGTACGTTCGTGACGAATCCGAGCTTGGTAAGCGTGAACGGCTTGCAGTCGTCGTCGGTCTCCGGCGTAAGTGCCGGCTTGTTGTAGATCACGTCGCCGACTTCGGCCGTCGCGGGCCACGCGGTGCCGCTCGATTTGATCGAGGTGATCTTGTGATACGCCTCGGTTGGAAGCGCGGTCGCGCCGTCGCCGGATATCTCGGATCCAAGCGCCCCAATATACAGGTAGTTTTTCGTACCAGCTAATCTTTTGCTCATGTGGTTCTCCTAAACCAGTAGTCTGTCGATTTCGACCCTCATCACAATGAGATCCACGCCGACCGAGTTCGTGCCCTGGACCGGCGCATACGGCAGATAATCGTCGATCGCCGCCTCCAGGCACAGATCGCCGAGCGTCACATCATCTTCGATGAGGTTATAAACCGCGTCGTAGTAGGCTTCCTGGGCGAGCGCGATTTCGTCGTTGTTCGATCCGGCGATCGCGCAAATCACGTTATACGTGCATGCGATCGACGCCTGACCGCTTTTTTGTCGGCGGTCGGGAACGACGAGTACCGCGTTGTATCGCGCCAGTCCGTACGGATCCCGATATCCGACCTTCCAGTCCTTGACCTGGTCGATCGACTCGCCGATCTCCGTTCCGACCGCGGTGATTTTCGTATTCAGATTCGACTCGAGGTAGTCCTTCAGTCCGATCGTCGTTTTCGCCGTTACGAACATTCCGCTACCTCAAGATCCTTCGTTCCATCGCATCGTAGATGCGCTTTGCTATGTCCCCGGGAGCCCCCGACGCCTGATATCGCTCCTTCGACGGCTTCATGAACGGCCTCGATCCCCGCTCGTATTTCATCAGGTAGTTGAGCCGTCCACGGATCCCGACGCCCGGCCGGACGCCGAACACGCCGGTGTCCTCCTTGAAGAACTTCGTCGATTCGCGCGTCTCTCCGGTCCGTACGCCGAGCACCTGCCCGCTGAGGTAGTGCAGCCTGACGTATTTCGCGTAGTCGGCTGATATCGCGTTGGCAATCAGGTTTCCGATCGCGGGCGTCGCCTCTCCGAGCTTTTTAAGGCTTCCCGGCCGCCGTCGCACGATATCAATATCGAAGACGGTGCTCATGTTACGACTCAGTCGAGATTGAGCCGGGCTCATGTCTCCCTCCGATACGATTCGAACACCCGTTGCGCGTTGACCGGGATTGTGAGCTCATAGCTCGTGTTGACCGCTCCGTCCGCCGAGACCTCTTTCACGCCGATGATATTTCCATTGCCGCCGAATCGTTTGAGGTTGTAGGCGACCACTTCGATCACGGCCATCTCGAGATCGTCCGGGAGCGTCGCGTAGCCGGCGTTGAATATCACTTTCACCGCCTGCGGATAGACCGGGAACGTCGCGCCGAGTAGGCGGACCTCACCGGTATCCTCATAGAGCAGGTATTCATCCGAGGCGACTTCGGTAGAGCTTGCGAAATCCCGGGCGGTGTCGACGTTGAGCTCGGTTATGCTGTTTACCGGATATTCCGGCAACAACAGAAACTCCTTGCCGTTTCCGTCGAGATATTTCGTGTAATCGGTCGCCGCGAGGATCCTCCCGGATATACGGTTCGCGCTTTTACTTGCGGCATTGATCATCCGCTCGCACATGCGCTGTTGATCGTCGGCGAGCCCAAGAATCTCCTGGGCGAGCTCCCAGGATACGAGCGCGGTCGAGGCAAGCACCGATGAGATATCGAACAGCACGTAGGCGTCGACGCCGGCCGCCTGAACGACCAGGTCGAGGATCCCCTCGGTTGAGAAACCACTGTCGCCGTAGTGGATCTCGCAGCTGTATTCGGTGTACGCGTCGATCACCGCGGCGAGCTCGGTCAACGTATCAACCGACGCCCCGGTAAGATCGATCGTGCCGGCGGCTCCGAAGTTCGGATCCGCCGCTTCCGCGCCCGCGTCTCCCACCGTCGCCGTCAGCGTTTTCGCCGTCGCGTCGCCGGTCAGGAGGCAGCTGGCCTCCGCGCCCGAGTACTGTATTTTCAGCGCTCCGCCCGCCATCTATTCGCGTCCTTTAGCTGTCGGCTACTCCGCCGTTCTCGTCGTCGCTGTCGCTCTCCGATTCGGACTCACCGTCCGATTCGCCGTCGCCCTCGGCCGTATGCTCCGGGCCCTGACCTTCGGCGGTCCGACTCGGTCCGCTCTTCTTCCGGGATCCGGACTTTTTCGAGCGCTTGCTCGCGTCGTCCTTGTCGGATCCACCGCCGGTATCGGTCGACGTCGGCTCTGTCGCCCAGCCGCGACTCACGAGCTTCCGCGCGGTCGGTACGTCGGTATCGACGACCTCGCCTTCTCCCCGCTGGACACCGTCAACGGGACCGGGTTTCAACATTTCAATCTTCATGTTTTCTCCTCGATATCGGGCCCGGCAAAACGCCGGGCTCGACTCATTTCATTTCAGATTCGCTCGAGATCCGCTACAGAATCGTCGCAGGCGAAATCGCGTCGACGGCCGAGTGATACGCCTCGCCCTTGATCAGGACGACCGATACCGCGGTCGCGTTTGCGGTCGTTGTCACTTTCGGCGCCACCATGTGGAAACCGTTCGCCGTATCAACGTCCTCGACGCTGATATCCACTTCCGCGATCGCCTCGACGGTTGCTTTTACGCACGTTGCGTCATCCGGAGTACTCGATACGGTGATCGTGTATCCGTCGTCGGCAACGAGCGTTACCACCCCGGCGTTGCTGCTCGCGGTCACGCCGGTCACGCCGTACGTTGCATCGTTGATACACGTTACGAGCGCGGCGGCGTCGGCGGTGTCATTGCCGTCGATTGCGAACTCCCGGTTCGCGACGGTGGTCGTGTCCGCATGCGCGGTGAACGTTACGCCGTTGATCGTGATCGTCCCGCTCTCGAGAAATGTGGAGAGCGTGACCGTTGCTTCCACGACGCTTGTGTTCGCCGTGACCGTTTTCTCCGCCCCGGTGATCGCTTTCACGTCGCCGCCGTCGCCGTCCTTGTCCTGAACGAGCTCGATCTTCGCGGTTTTCGTCGCGGCCATCGAGAGCACCGTCAGGATAGCGGTCACGCGGCGCCATTTGCGAATGTCGAAATAGCGTCCGGTGACGTTGGTATTGTTCAGCGCCTGCATGAGGCCGAGCTGGACCTGGTTCTGTTCTAAAAACCGTCTCATCTCATACCCCCTTAGTTCAGGACCACGATCGGCGAGTAGGCGTTTCCGTCCTTGAACGTGATGGACGAAGCTACCCAGCTGGCCGCGTCGACATCCCACAACCCGACATAGTCGAGGAGTTGGGTCGTCGGTCGCACATCATAGATCGTGAGCTCGAACGGCCGGCCGTCCTTGATCAGGTAATAGTTCGGGTTCACGAACATCAGGTCGCCCTCGGACCCGAGGCTCGGGACGTTGGTCGTCTCGAACAGCGGATAGTTCAAAAGCGTGTTCGGCGTTCCCGCCTGGATGTTGCCCGGGCGGAAAATCAGGTTGTTCCCGTTCGAGTCGGCGACCGACATGATGTCCTCCATCGCCGTCTTGTTGGTGATCCAGATCGCTCCGCCGTTTTCGAGCATCTTGATGTACATCGCCGCAATGTCGGCGAACTTGATCGTCGACGCGGTATCGCGGGATACCTGGATTTTGGCCGGGCAGTTCAGGAGCCCGAGCGGCTCGTTCGCGCCGTCGCCCTGAAAGAACAGGTAATCCTCGGTCGCCCGTTTGTTCATCAGGAACACGTTCGCGATGAACGTTCCGAGCGAAACCGCCGCACCGTTGACGGCCGTCTTTTTCCCGACCTGCAGGTACGTCGACTGCTCCTTCGCCTCGAGCTTGAGCTGATCGAAGTCGATGTCCGACTCGCTCATCGTGCCGTCCTCGGTCCGGTGCGCGAACGCGAGGCTTCCGGCCACGCTCGTCGACTGATCGAAATACGGAATGACGAACGGAGCGTTCGGCTGATCCCCGGACGGAATGACCATCGCCCGCGGCCGCAGGATCTCCCTCTCGGGATTGACGGCCATGATGCGCATGAGCATCTCCTCGGCGAGGATGTATCCACCCTCGGCGCCCGAAGTCATGACGATATCGCGTTCCTCGATCGAGGGCGCGATTCCCTTTTTCCGGAGAAGCTGCCGTGCGGCGTGTCCTATCTCCTCCTTGATCTCGCGCTCGCTCATCTGCGAGAAGTCGCGAGTGTACGATAACTCCGATACGACGCCGTTGGCGTCGGCAAACTCCGCCCGCATTTCAGAAAGCGATTCGTCGCGTTTCTGTTGCTCGCGCAGTGCCTGGAGCTCAAGCGCCTTCTCGGACCACTCGGTTTTCTCCTCGTCGGTGAAATCCCGTTTCTCGCGCTTGGCGAGATCGTTGAGCTCAACCAGCCGGTCGAAGAGCTGCTTCGCCTTGCCCTGGTTCTCGAGGGCATGGTTGAGTCTGGTAGCGAGAGTTGTGTCTCCCATTAAATGCCTCCAATGAGTTGTATTTGGATATCGCGGAGCTCAGCCTCTCGCTGCCGTACCGCCGCACGGTCGAAATCCCCCGACGCCTCGGAGAGCTTCGAATCGATGAGCTGGATCCGCTTCTCGATGTCATCGTTTGATCTGGCCTGTATGCTTGTATCCGCCTCGTATGCCGCCCAGGTCACCGGCGACACCTCCATCAGTTGCGCTTTCTGCACCGTCCGCTTGTAGACCCGGAGCTCTCCCTCTTTCAGGAACTCCTCTTTCAGGTTGATGTCGTTGAATCCGAACGACATCTCGCCCACGTCTCCCCGTTGAACGGTGGTGAACTTGCTCTGCCCCTCGGGTGAATCGGGAAAATCGATCTCAAAATCAACCCCGGAATCACTCTGCGTCAGGCGGAGCGTCTTCTTGCTCCGCCGACCGAGCACGATATCCCGGCGATGATTCCACAGCGCACGCTGATCGTCGTTCTCAAGTGATTCACCGAACGCGCCGACCTCAATGATCTCCCGTGACTCGTAGTTCCCGTGTTTCCAGAGAACGATTTCCACGCCGTACGGGATCGCCCGACCGGCAGCGGTCATCTTGCCCTCGTCCGATTTTTCCGCCCTGATCTCCACGGGCACCGCTCGTATGTGTTGCAACATTTCTTCCTCCTATAGTCCCGCCGCGACACTGCAGTCGCAGCCGTCGTGTAATCCCGGATGTCCGATATTCGCCGACGGCACGAGCGCCGTCTCCGCCCCCTCCGGCTGGAACTCTGATCCCGCCGTAATGAACGATTGCGATATCCCGATCACCCGGCCGTCCATCGCCTGGCAGTACGGACACGAATCGCCGATCGTGACCCAGCGGAGCTTCTGGACGCCGGCGCCGCGCCATGCCGCGACGCTCACCGCTCCCTCGGCTCGAACCGGTTCGTTCCGTTTTACTTTGCCTGCTTCCTTCTCTTCCCATTCGCCGAGACGCTGCTCGACGTTCGTCTTCGGATCCTCCGATGCCTCCACGCTGTCGTTGACAATTTTCAGAATCTGCCCGCGGTGACTTCCGGTCCACCGGAGCGCCATCGTCAGCGTGTACGCGTCGATGAACTTCGAAAGGTCGACATCGGCCTTGCTGTTGATCTCCTCGAGCGCGACCGGCTTGATCTCCCCTTCGTAGCTCGTCAAAACGCCGAGGAACGCTTTCTGTACATCCGGCTTCAATCCCTCGTAGTACTCGGCGACCGTCGATTTGAACTCCTCGATCTTGTTGTCCGCGAGAAGCTCCTCCATCTGCTCACGGACCGCCGCCGTCTCCGCCTCGACGATCTTTCCGGCGGTCTCGCCGAACACCGATCGATACCGGTTCGTGATCGTCCGCCTGGCGGTCGCCTGAAGCCGCGCGTACCGATATCCGATACTTGCCCGGTCGACGCTTTCCTCGATCGCCGGACCCTGCCCGCCGGATCCACCGGCGCCGCCTGCGAACATGCCCTCGAGCTCGCGCGTGGGAATCATGTTCAGCGGCATGTAGTAGGTATCTCCGCCCTCCTCTTCCGGTACCGGATTCCAGTTCTCAAGCTTGTGGATATCGTTCGTCGTAAGGAGTCCTGCGTTTTTCGCAAGCGCGTATCCGTCCATCCGGGTCTTGAAATCACCCCGGAGAAGTCCGTCGAGATTGTGCTCGATGAAAAGCTCACCTCGCTGCTCCGGAGCAATCAGCGCGACGGTAAGAACCGCCTCGGTTTTCGCCACGCGCCTGAGAAGCGAATCCTGCACGTACTCGATAGCCAGGTGCTCGATGTTGTTGAACGTCGCCCGGGAAAGATCGGCCACTTTATGCGGCGGCACTCCAAACCAGCGGGCCACCTCCTGAACGCCGTACTGCCTCGAGGTGAGCATCTGAAGCTGCTCGGGGTGAAACGAGATAGGTTTGAACTCGGATCCCGGCGGCATGAATGCGACACCGCCGGCGTTCTCGAGCCCCTGATAGATCTCTTCCCATTTCTTCTCGAGCCGTTCCCGTTCCTCTTTCTGGAGCTTGGTATATTTTTCTCCCCACACGGCAACGCCGGACGGGCTTACGGCGTTCTGATTGAATGATGTCGCCCGGCGCTCGTAACTGATCGCCAGGTTTATCGATCGTTTCCGCCATTGCCGGATCGGTACGGGATTCTTCGCGTCGAAGGTCAGCGCCGGAAACACGATCATGTTCCGCCAGGGAACATCGAACGCTTTCTCGGCCATCCCCGGCGGCTCTATATGGTAGACACCGAGCTCGCGCTTCGGCTGGACATGGTTCGTATCAAACGTTCGAAGATGCAGTCGCTGATTCCCGAGCGTCGGCATGAGATACCCCACGCCGTGAAGCTCGATGTTCGCATGCAGCGCTTCCCGCATCATGTACGCGGGAACGCCCGGGCTCGATTCCCACCGAAGCGCCTGGTTTACCGGGTGATTTTGGACGATCCTTCGTCCGCCGTTCGGCAGCCGCTCGAACAGATTCAGCGGAATCGACGCAAGATGTCCGCACAAAAGCTGCAGGACCGCCCACACCGATGACAGCGATTGCTCGAGGTTTTCAGTCGACATATTCGCCGGGATCTGAACCCCGCCGGGAAGCTTCACGTATTTCGCGCGAAACAGATTCGTGATAATCGGCGGTACGAGCTGTTTAACTACATCACGAGCTCTGGCCATACACCGCCCCTACATCAAATTCGCCCGAATCAGCATCATCCTCGACGGCGCGACCGATCGAGATAATCGAAGCCACCACGCCGTCGATCCGTTTCCCGGATGTCTCGCGTCGCGGTTTCATCGGCATAATATTTCCCTGACGATCGCTTTTCACCTCAGTGCATGCGATCATCCACCGCATGATCGGATTCCCGCCGTGCGCGATCTCCCGGGAGAGTAATTTCTTCTCGAACGTGTCCGTATATTTCCCCATCGGGTTATATCGCTGATTGATCTCGACCATGACAAAACGTGATATCAGGTGATTGATAATCTCCTGGGCTTTCCAGGGATCGTATCCGATCTCCTCGATCCGGAAATCCTGTGAGTCGTTGATGATCTGCTGCTCGACGAAATCGTAATCGATCGAGATCCCGGGCGTCGGATAGATAAGCCCCTGATCGGCCCAATGCGTGTACGGGACCAGGTCTCGCCGTTCCTTGTCGAGCATGTTGTCCTCGGGCATAAAAAACCGGTATAGGAACTGATACGGCTCGTTCTCGCGCTCCGGAGGGAAGCACAGCACCCAGGCGGTGATATCTCGAGATGCCGAAAGGTCGAGCCCTCCGAAACACCGCCGACCAAGTAGATGATCCTCGACAACCGGATAATCACATTGCAGCCACAGATCGTCGGATATCCACCTGGTCTCCGCCTGCGTCCAGATATTGAGGTTCTTCGTGATGATCTGGTTCTGCTTCGACGGGATCTGTTGCGCGTCGAGGATCCGGCTCTCGAGGTATTCCCGGCTCACCGAAACGCCGAGGTTCGGATTCGCCTTCACCCACACATCCGGATCCGTCCAGTCGTCCTCCTCGTCGAGGGTGTAGATGATCCCGAAAAGATGCTCCGGAACCGGCTCGACCGTGCGCTCGAGCACGTGCTCGATCTGCGTGTGCTCGTTCTGGTAACAAGGTGAGTTCTTGTCCAGCCCGGCGGTGGTGATGATATAGGTGAGCGGCTGCCGGCGAGCCCCGAGCGCCGACTCCATAACCTCGATCATGTCGATCGTTCGGTGGGCGTGAAACTCGTCGACGCAGATATAATGAGGATTAAGCGCGTCCTCGGTTTTGCTGTCCTTCCCGATCGGACGCATCATCGCCGCCGTACCGGGAATGACGATCGTCGAGTTCTGACGATACGTTCGGACCTTCGTTTTCAGGTACGGATGTCGTCTCTGCTGCCGCTCAGCCTCCGCCCACGCGATCTTCGCCTGATCCTTTTTCGTCGCGACGAAATACGCTTCCGGTCCGATCTCGCGCGGGCTGTCCGCGAGCCAGCAGTAGTTACCGGTCGCCGCGGCTTTTGTGGTTTTGCCGTTTTTCCGCCCGACCTCAATATAGACCTTCGTGAAGCGGCGATATCCGGTTGCTTTCCGGCGCCACCCGAAAATGTTCCAGTCGATAAACTGTTGCCAGGGCTCGAGGTGGATATGCGTGTCATGAAGACGCGGATCCGCCCACTCACCCTTGGTATGTTTCAGTTGTTGCTGAAACTCGATCGCCCGTTTCGCCTCATCCTCGTCGAAGTAAAACGGGAAATCCGGATCATTCGCTTCGGCCCGCTCGATATCCTTCATGTGACGCTCGACGGCAAGCTTCACCCATTTACACGCGACCTGACGTCCGGAGCTCACATCGTCGATGTACTGTTTCGCCGTAAAAACGGGCGTCACCGGAATGACCACCAGGAGAAGGATAACGATTGTTCGCAAGAGTCGGTGATCACGATTCATTCAACAACCTTTTCATTGCCTCGATCTCCTCGTCGTTGTCGTCGAGCTCCCCGAGATCGATTCGCGATCGCGCCGCCGGCGAGAGACCGAACTCAACCAGGTAGCTTTTGAACGTCGCGAACGCTTTCGTCATCGCCGAATATTCCGGCATGGTCTGCGAGTTGCGCCCCTCGAGGTATTCGGCGAGCTTGCGGCGCCGCCGGGATCCGGGCTTGTTCGGGTTATCGATCATGCAGAACACCGAGTCGGCGGCCGCTCGGTAGAGCCCATAGTTGAAACAACAGATTTCGAATGTCTGGAGATCGACCTCGGTCAGGAGCCCCTTGTCCATGAGCTCCTCGCCGAGGACCTTCCACATTTTCTTTCCCGCCCGGGGCATGATCGACGGCGGATTCGGCAGCTCGAGCACTTCGTCCGGTTGCGGCTCGTTCGCCGGCGTCCGATCCGGGCGGTCGGTACCATGAATGACCTTCAATCTGGTCGGTTTTCGGGGTCTACCGGCCACGGTACCCCCCTTGGTTCATTTCGACATTGCACACGTAAACC